TGTTTATGTGGGACGACTTTTTTGCTGCTAGTATAGTCTATTTGTACGAGAGTTGAGTTCATCTGCCATTCTGCGGCGGTATTCTCTGCGTTTTGCAGCGTTGAGAGCGTTTCTTCTTCGTGTAGTTGGTTTAGTATAATGCATACGATTTCGACATTCTTCTAGCTTTCCGTCATTTTGAACCTTTCGTTTGAATTTACGGAGTTTTTTGTCAAAGTTATTAAATTTCATTTGAACGACCAACCTCTTTTTCTGAGATAATGGACTTTGCTGTAGATGGCTGATTTAGATTTTTCTAGTATGACGCACATTTCGCCTATGGAGATACTTCCATAGTATTTCTTGAGAAGGTCTACCTCTCGGTCTGTCCATTTATTTTTCATAATTTATTATAACAAAATTTAAGATAAGAGTCAAGAACTATTTTAAGGGTTGTTATGAAAAATACTTGACAGGGCGTTGTAATTTTGATATAATATATTTATATTAAAAATTATGGAGTCGAGCATGATAGTAAAAGGTAGCATAAATTACAGTCCTTGCGGGCGAAAACGAAAAGTAAAGCGTATAAAGAAAACGAGAGTTGCAAGTGGACAAAGCACTAATAATAGCGCAATGCGAGAACGCTTAACTAAAATAAAAGAAGAACAAGAAAGATATCCTTCGCTAGAAAGTACAGGGTATACTGCACAGCCAAATACACAGTATAAAAACGAAGTATCAAAACGATATACTGTAGCGATTGCATACAACAAAGGCGGGTACCAAGTTATAAGTAAGGATAATATAAAAGATATTGGAAAATAACACTTGACTTCGCGTTTATAATTTGATATAATATATGTATATCAAAAATCTGGGAACGGGCACAAATATAAGGAAAAACCAGATGGAATATATAACAGAAACAAACTTGATAATACTGTGGGCATTTGGTTTTGCCGCCCACACAGCTTATACTCTTGGTAGACAAGTAGGTATAGAAGATACTATAGACTATATGGCAGAACAGGGTATGATTGACCTTGATGACGAGTAAAAAAATAGTTCTTGACAGGAAGGTCGAAAATTGATATAATATAGTATGAAAATGAAAAACATTTTACGGGGAGTTTTGGGAACTTCCTATTAAACAAAACCCAAGGCTTATGTCTGGCACGAGTAGGAACATAGCATTCCGAGGGCGAGGACTGGAGTTCTGCTTCCACCAGCAGACGGGATTGTCAGACTTTATTAACGAGTACCGATAAGGGCTCAAAGCGTTCACCGATAAGGGAACAAGGAGAAGTACAATGGTAAACACATTGACAAGCATAGCCGACTTTGACAGGCTATTTCTCGGTTTTGATCGAATGAAACACGAGTTAGCCAACCATGGCACACCCAACAACTATCCACGCTATAATATAGTATCGTGTAAGGATGCTAAGTATAGAATCGAAATGGATCTAGTTGGCTGGCATAAAGATAATATTTCAGTATGTCAAGATGGGAACGCTCTCACTATAGAGGGAGTAGAAAAAGAAGGTTTAATGACAGCGGAAAGATACATATATAAAGGTATCTCTGGCAAAAACTTTCGCAGAGTCTTTACTCTTGGCGAGTATGTTAAGATACAAGACGCTTCTATGGAGAATGGATTACTAGTAGTAAAACTAAGTGTCGAAACCCCAGACGAAGAAAAACCAAAGTTTATTGATATCAGTTAACTTTTTTAGACGGAGTGGCATAAGGTTCCCAGTGCGGGTTCCTGCCACTCTTTCGACAAGCAGGAATTAATATTATTAACAGAAAGCAAAAATGGATTTATTTATTTTTAGTAGTTTTACTAATAGTAGCAAATATGATCTCAGATAAAGGTACAAACCTAATAAGAGAATTTGAAGGATATAGTTCACACGCATACCAAGATGTTGGCGGTGTATGGACTATTGGATATGGACACACAAAAAATGTTCATGAAGGCGATATCATATCTTCTGCACAAGCAGAGGCGCTATTAGTAAAAGAATTAAAACAGTACGAAAACTATGTTAATGATTTAGTAGAAGTCCCTTTATTTAAGTATCAATTTGATGCATTAGTATCGTGGACATATAACCTCGGACCAACCAATTTAAAAAACTCAACTATGTTAGTGCTTTTAAATAAAGGTAGGTACGATTTAGTTCCAGATGAAATGAGAAAATGGAATAAAGTAAACGGAATAGTAGTAGAAGGACTAGTAATTAGACGAGATAAAGAAGCAAGGTTATTTGCAGGTGAAATTTAAATATAAAGATAAAGAAATGGAAGTCTCAGACGACTTTATAATGCTGTGTGGTCAACACGCAGAACAAAGAGGCATGACTTTAGAAGAATATATAGCAGAAGCTTTTTCAAGGTTTGAAGAACAAGAGGAGGGCTGGGACGCAAACGGCTCACCCACTAATGAATAAAAAGATACATTTTCAAAATGACATCTTTAACGGGTGGGAAGAAGATGGCGAGCCTATTAGAAAGTATGAACCTCATGTATTAGAAATACCAACACCTGAAAATAAAGTTATTAGTGAAAAAACTATATTTTTAGACCCGACTAAGTACAAATTCAATAAACAGATAGAACAAGAAGGCATTATAGAAAGATTCCTTCGTTGGTTATTAATAGGATAAAAATGGAATATAAAATAGAATTAATAGTAAAAGCAAAAGAGGGAGAAAGTCCTGTAACTTGGCTTGAAGATGAAATAGGTAATATTCGTCCTATCGGAATAACAAAAGTTTATACAACTAGTGTAGAACCTATAGATAAATATGATCCTCAGTATAAGTTTATACTGGATATGGAAAATAGTCATTTATGACAAAGTAGCTCGTAAGAGCTGTTCGGGAGAACAAATATGGCACAGCCTAGTGAACAATTCTCTGGTGATATGAGTCGTAATGAAGTTGAGATAGACCTTAACAAATTTATGGCGATGGTTTCAGAGATCGGTGAGTTAAAATCAAAAATAATGGAAATGGAGATGGCTGCAGAGCCAGAAAATCCATGGCAAAGATGGATATGGTTATCCAATATGGTAGATGCGTGGAGAATATTTCCACGAGCATTCCTAAGTGTGTATATGTTTTTATTATACTATTCTACACTTTGGTTTATGGACTTACCTGAGCCAACCTTAGAACAATCAGGACTTATTAGTATTATAGTAGGTGCAGGCGCAGCATGGTTCGGTTTATATGCTGGAACAGCCAAAGACAAAATTAATAGTAAAGGATAAAAAAATGCAAGAAAGACTTTTTACATTAGTAGCAAGACAGTTAGGAATAGAAGAAGCAGACATAGCTCTAGAATCAAGCTTTATGGATGATTTGGGTGCGGACTCTTTAGATACTGTTGAGTTAGTACTAACATTAGAAGATGAATTTGGTATTGAAATACCAGATGATAAAGCAACAGAACTCTATACAGTAGGTGATGTATACAATTATCTAAAAAACAATACTGCCTAGCTAATACTAATAACTACTCCAAATAAGTGAGACACAACTACAGTAAAGTGTGGTTGTGTCTTTGTTTATTAGGTTAGGGGGCAGACTTGAAGAAACAAAAAATAGTTCTTGACAAAGCAGTTGTTTTTTGATATAATATTCATATGAAAATTTATAAAACAGACGAAAGATTTATGCAATTCTGTCGCTTTATGTTTGAGGAGAACTGTGCAGAAAGGTGGGCACATGGTATAGAACCTTACGCAAACGCAGAGGCTTATACAGAAAGAAACTTAACATATTTAGAGAATAGATATAGAGAACAGGATAAAACGGAAAGAGCATGGTCAGAAAGTATTTATCTGAGATAGAAGAACACTTAGACTCAGTAGATGAAACATATTGGCAACATTTAAAGTTTGCCATATTACATTCTTTTACCTTTTTATCATTAGCGTTTACAACTCTTATTCACGGAATATTACCTTGTTGTTTTATAAGTACAATGAGTACAAAAATACAGAAAATAAAGACAGAATTAATTTATAGAAGCTATAACGGTGAATCAAAAAAATACTAAGACAATGAAAAAACCTAAAAATAAAGAAGAAGAACGAGCTGATTTCTATAAGAAGGGTTTTTGGATTTGTTTTGTTTATGTTCTCTGGGATACTTTACACGGATTTGGTTGGTTATAATGGACAGACAAGTAGATAAGTCTAAATGGACTTTTAATGAAAAACAAACTATGGGCAGAGTTATGGAGTATATTGACAATACTTATAACGCACACTATGCTCAAGGAAGAATACAAGCAACAGAATTTATAGCAGACCAAGGCTTAGCTGAAGGCTTTTGTCTTGGTAATATTATTAAATATGCACAACGCTTTGGAAGAAAGGGCGTTAATTTTAAAGATAAAGAATATGATCTTTTTAAGATCATACACTATGCAGTTATACTACTGCATACAATAGAACAGCAAGAGGGAAATAAGAAATTTTAGAGGGCAAGACTATGAAGGATTATTATGGAAAACATAACATTTTGGCAAGTCTTTGCCACTATATGGTTTACAACATGGTACACAAGCGTGTTGGGAACATGGAAGTATATAAAATATAACTTAGAAGATCGAGCACCATATCACTTAATGACCCAGAGAAAGTATTTACACTTTCTGGTTTATAGTGTGTGTATAAATTTTTTACTACCTTTTGTGGGAATACAATTAGCTTTCTCGGATAAATATAGAGAAAGATGGGTAATGGCTTATGTAGCCGCAATTATAAAGAAAAAATGAAAATTACTGGAAAAACAAGATATGGAGGCTATAGACACGCGGGTTGGGATGACACGACTAGCTGGTATACTATAGGTCTTATTATGGTAGTGTTTTTTGTTAACGTGCTTTGCACTTTTAACTAGCATTACCTAGAACAAACGAAAAATAGTTCTTGACATCGCCCTTATAAATATTGTATAATATTGTAAATATTTGGAAAAAATATGGGCGATAGATTTTATCAACAACAGCTAGAGAAGTACGGCACTTGTGTTGGCTTCAAAGGCACAAAACGGAGAAGAAAAATGGCTTGGGATGACGAGAAAAAAGCACAAGCAGTAGAAATGTATACTGCAGAAGAACCTACCCCAGAAACTAGCATGGAAATTGTTAAAGACATAGCTGACGGATTAAACGAGAGTCCAAATGGCGTTAGAATGATTTTAACAAGAGCAGGTGTTTATGTTAAAAAGACACCAGCTTCTGGTTCTAGTAGTTCTGGTTCTACAGGTGGCGGACGAGTAAGCAAAGCTGATGCACAAGAAGCATTAAGCGCAGCTATATCTGATGCTGGACAAGAAGTGGACGATAGTATTATATCTAAACTGACTGGAAAAGCTGCTGTATACCTTACTGGCATTGTAAATGCACTAAATTAAAAATACAACCATTACTGGTAAGAGAGAGTTTTCTTTAAAGTAATGGAGTATTTTAGTGGAAAAATGGAAGTTCAAAGACTTAGTCGAAGAATATGGCGATGCAGTAATAACTTATAGGAGTACAAACTCTAAAAAGTTAAAATATAATGTATGTACTTTAGATTTTAATAATAATTACATACAGAGTAAAAAGAATAGAGCTGCTGAGTCACGAGACACAGTTTTATTGTTTTGTTGGGACACAGACTCATATCGACTTTTAAAACCCGCTAATGTAACACACATAGTTCCTCTACAATCAATATTGCGGAGGAAAAAATGAAGATACATGAAGCACCAGAGGTTTATAGTAAAGTGGTATCAGAAAGCGAAGATGGAACACAACAAGTACGGCTAACTGTCAATGAATTTAGGGGTGTAGAATATCTACATCTCCGAAAGTATTACCTAGACTTTGAGGGAGATTTTAAACCCTCAAAGGATGGGGTAGCTATGTCCTTAGACTTTCAAAACTCCAAACTATTATTTGAAGGCTTGGTCGAGATTCTCTCCCTAGCCGAAGCAAAACAAATCCTTGAAACTCACTTCAAAGATATTTTAGATGAAATTTACCTTACCTAAAAATATGTCTTGACAAAACCCCCAAAATCATGTTATAATATTCATTATGAATATTTTTATACTATCCGAGAATATTGACAGATGCGCAGAGTATCATGTGGATAAGCACGTAGTTAAAATGTGCTTAGAATCTGCTCAGTTATTATGTACAGCGCATTGGATTGTTAAATATATAGGGTATGCCCCTAGAAAGCTAAACAGGCAAGAAATGATTACTCTACGATCTAGAGAAGACAGAGATTTTCCATACCTACCCAATCATTATAATCACCCTTGTTCTATTTGGGTGAGGCAATCGCTTGACAATTACGAATGGTTATATTGTTTAGCTCTTGCACTTAATGATGAGTATGGCTACCGATATGGTGGGAAATCACATAAGTCTATTAAAGAAGTAGTATTAAAACTACCCGACATAGACTTACCAAGAAAGGGACTCACTCCCTTTGCACAGGCAATGCCAGACGAGTATAAAAACGAAGACGCAGTTGTAGCGTATAGAAAATACTACAAAGAAGATAAATATAACCTTTTCTCATGGAAAAGCAGAGAGATACCAGAATGGATAAATTAACAGATTTATTAAAAGAAGCCTCTATGGCATATTATATGGGCGAACCATTTATGTCAGATAGAGAATTTGATAAATTAGCTAGCATAGCTAAATATAAAGATGTAGGCACTATGGGTGGGAGAATTGAGCACTTGTTTCCAATGTACTCACTTCAGAAAGTTTTTGAAAACGAACACGCAGAGAAGAATCCATTAGCTGAATATAGTGGAAAAACTATATGGACTCCCAAACTAGATGGGGCAGCAGTATCTTTAATCTATTGTAGTGGTCAATTTATTAAAGGATTGACCAGAGGAGACGGAAAGAAAGGACTAGATATTAGTGATAATATTAAAAATATTGTACCATTAGAGTATGATTTTAAGTATGGTCAAGACTTTCCGTACTCTCAAATAACAGGAGAAGTAGTAGCCCCCAAATCAATTAAAAATTCAAGGAACTATGCTGCAGGTGCTCTTAACTTAAAAGATTCTAATGAATTTAAAGAAAGAGATTTAACCTTTATAGCATACGGTAATCAGCCCGGAATGGAAGATAGTTGGTCAGAAGAAATGAAAAATCTAAATAACGCTGGATTCAACACTATAATTGATTCTGAGTGGCATGAGTACCCAACTGATGGTATGGTATGTAGAATAGATGATCAAGTTGATTTTGATAAATGGGGTTATACTTCTCATCACCCCAAAGCTGCCTACGCTTTGAAAAGAATACAAAAAGGAATTGAAACAACACTCGTAGACGTAATCTGGAATGTGGGCAAATCTGGAGTAGTATCTCCAGTAGGAATTCTAAATCCTGTAGAGATTGACGGTGCTATGGTAAGTAAAGCAACCTTACATAATATGAAATATATTGAAAACCTACAACTAGAAATAGGTTGTAAAGTAGAGGTAATAAGAAGTGGAGAAATTATACCACGAATAGTTAGGAGAGTGTGGTAATGCTTGTACTTTATACAGAAGCACAGTTACACAGAGCTTATAAAATATATATAAGAGACTTCTGCACTAGTGATAATATGATACCTAGTATAGAACTTTTTAGAGAAATGTTTGAAGAAGATGAAAAGATACAAGAACTAGCAGAGGGAGAACTACATGAACACTAAAACAAAATTTAAAACCCCTAAACTAACAAAGGATTGGTACATAAAATGGGCTTCTTCCGCAGTTATATTATTAGCAATGTCTCTTAGGTCTACTGGAGAGTTTCCTTTTGCAGATATGGTTCTTTCTTTTATAGGTTGTGCGGGTTGGATAGCAATAGGAGTTATGTGGAAAGATAAGGCAATTCTGATTCTTAACACAGTAGCCTGTTTTATACTTTTAACAGGAATGATTAACACATTAATAGGATAAACATGAAAGAATTATATATAGTAAAGAAAAACGAGTATGGAAATGGTCTTTTTGCAGACACAAATATACCTGCTGGAGCAGTAGTAGTGAATCTACTAAAGAACTGTACATGGAGAGATCAACCTAATAGAACTTCTATACAACTAGGAGAGAAACACATGGATCACCCAATAGGGGGCTATGTAAACCATCACTGCAAACCAACTACTAGATTGGTATTATCACTTAGATCATTAAGTGGCGATTATCATACGGTACCGCCTTTTGTAGGTGTTAAAGGCACATTAGCAAGTATAATATATAGCGAGGCACATCCAGTATTATACGCAATAGATGATATTAAAAAAGGACAAGAGATAACTATAAATTATAGTGAAACAGAAGATAGATTAGCTAATCCTTTTGATTGTCATTGTCATGGTAAAAGAATAAAAGGTAAAAAAGAAATAGAAGTTTATGAAATGGAAGATGAATATAGTAGGAGTTACGAATAATGGCAAATCATGTATACTTTAATATAACCTCAAATAATCCAATGGAGAATTATTTGAAAAGAGAGAAAGTCACTAGAGATTGGGGCTCAGGACCTTTTGAGATGGAAGAAATATCAGATGTGTTTAGTCAACCCTTTATGGCAAAAGCACGAGAGGGTGTAGAGGTTGATGAAGATGGTTGGCCAAAGAACTCTTGGGATTGGCACGTAGATAATATTGGTGCAAAATGGTGTCATCTTGAAGATGGAGATGAAGACTTTCTATCAGGACACTCTGCTTGGTCACCTCCAGTAGAAATGTTAGTACATATGGCTAAGTTTTTCGATGATGATTTAAAAATGACTTATGAAGACGAGGCTTATTGTTTTGTTGGAGTTGCTTGGGCAGATCGTGATGGAGAAACCTCTTACGAAGAATTAGAGTATAATGACTTAGAGTGGGAGCTAGCGCAAGCTATGGAACTAGATGAACTACCTGAAGATTTTGATATGTGGGATGAACGTGACGAACTAGAGGGAGTTAGTGGTCAAGAATGGATGAATGATTTTGTTTGGAATTGGCTCTCCGATCAGTAATGGCAGGCGGAATATATAACCAAACATACTTCGATAACTACCCCGAAGAAAGAGAAAGAGATGGGGTATTATATGGCGTTATTCTAGTAAATAAGAAGTCTTGGGCAAGAGAATGTATTAAGGTTGGAATGGCTTCTGGTAAAGATTATCGACATATTATAAAGCGTAGTCGTGGTTTTAAAGGGTACGAGATTCGTATTCAAAGAACCTATCACGATACTCTTTATAATGTGTGGAAGATAGAACAATCACTACATGAAAAATTTAAACAAGACAGATTTGAACCAAAAATCAAGTTTGGAGGTCATACAGAGTGTTTCGAAATTAAATCGTTGATTCTTCAGGACTTCCCGAAAAATAGTTCTTGACATGGCACCCCAAATTTGTTATAATATATCATATATAAAAAAATGAGAGTAATAACGCAAGAAATTTTACCCCCCGCTAACTGTCCAGCCTGTGGCTCGATATTAGAGTGGGAAAAAGATCAACTTTTTTGTATCTACACAAACTGTGGTGGAAGAACACATAAAATGGTTGAGCACTTTGCAAAAACTCTCAAAATTAAGGGACTCGGACCCCGAACAATAGAGAAATTGGAGATCACGTCAATATTTGATTTATTTCAATTGCCCCTCGAATTAATGATAGGTGCTTTGAATTCCGAGAAACTGGCAGTAAAACTTTATAGAGAAATAGAGTCAAGTAAAAATACTGATTTAGTAGATTTACTACCCGCTTTTTCAATAAAGTTAATAGGAAAAACAGCTTCTACAAAGATATGTGAAGAAATCGAGTCTTTAGACGACATTAATGAAGATACTTGTAAAGAAGCAGGGTTAGGTCCAAAAGCTACAAATAACTTGCTAGATTGGTTAATAGAGGAATATACTGATGGATATGATCGCTTACCTTTTAGTTATAAAACTAAAGTTAAGAAAACAAAGGTCTCAGACATAAAAGGAATTGTATGTATATCAGGAAAACTCTCAAGCTATAGCACAAAAGCAGCCGCTAAAAATATATTAGAATCAAAGGGCTTCATTGTGAAAAGTAGTTTAACAAAAGACGTTAATTTTCTAGTAAACGAAAGCGGTATTGAATCCGCAAAAACAAGAACAGCCCAAGAAAGGGGCATAACAATAATCACAAATCTTAAAGATTTAATTAAATAGGAAAATATCATGGCATTACCTAAATGGACAGAAGAAAGAACCTCAAGTCTAACTGACTTCGTTGGTTCTGAAAGCCCAATTTCTCAAGCAACTGTTGCTAACGCAGCTGAAGAACTCGAAACTTCAACTCGTTCAGTATCTAGTAAGCTTAGAAAAATGGGTTATGATGTTGAACTTGCATCTTCAGTTTCTAACAGAACTTTTTCTGATGAACAAGAAGCAACTCTTCATCAATTCGTTACTGACAATTCTGGTCAGTACACTTATGCAGAAATCGCATCATCTTTCGAAGGTGGGCATTTTTCTGCCAAATCAATACAAGGGAAAATTCTCTCTATGGAATTAACTTCCCATGTAAAACCAGCTGAGAAACCTCAATCAGTCAGAACTTACTCTCCCGAAGAAGAAGCTACATTTACTACTATGGTAAATGATGGTGCATTTGTCGAGCAAATCGCAGAAGCACTTGGCAAGACTGTAAATTCAATAAGAGGAAAAGCTCTTAGCTTGCTAAGGTCTGGCGATATCAACGCTATACCTAGACAAGAGATCACTAAAGGCTCAACTAAAGCCGATCCTTTGTCTGAACTTGATGGCGAAATTGGCGGCATGACTGTCGATGAAATCGCTGACGAAATTGGCAAAACCGTACGAGGCGTAAAAACTATGTTGACAAGACGTGGTCTTACTTGCGCAGACTATGATGGAGCTGCTAGAAAAGAAAAAGCTTCTAGTTAAATTTCAATAGAATTGGGCAAGGAGGTTTACCTTCTTGTCCTTTTTTTCTGGGTAGAGAATGAATTTAACATCTGCATTACTGAAGCAAATAATTACACAGGAAGATTTTGATACTTGGGGTAACCTGAGGGAGAACTATTTACCAAATGAGTATCAAACCTTATATCGTGTAATGCTTACTCATGTCAAAAATTTTACAAAGCTACCAACCTTTGAGGACTTAAAACTCTCTATAAGGGATAGAAAGCTTCAGGAAAAAGTTTTTGCTATAGAGGCTGTTGATGTTGATGTCGATGCTTGGATATTATTAGAATATTTAAAGAACGAGTATGCACAAATAGAAATATTAGATGAGCTCGATACTTTTATAGATAAGACAGTAGCAATATCACAAGCAGAAGAAAATGTAGAAGCACTCCAACAAATAGTGTTGGATATAGGTGATAGGGTTGATCTCAAAGCACCTGAAGAAGATATGCAAGTAATAAATCTATTTGAATCAGAGGACGAAATTAAAAAATATCTACCTCTTGGTTTAAACCATGATTATGATCAGCAATTAAAATTCTCTCCCAGAGATCTGGTGCTTGTAGGTGGTCGTAGAGGAGCAGGTAAAACATTTACTTGTGTTAATATAGCAAGTAATGTTTACGATCAAGGTAGAAGTTCTATCTACTTTACAATAGAAATGGACAGTCGAGCTATTCTGCAAAGAATGTGTTCTGTAGGAACTAAAGTTCCTGTGTCAAGATTACTTACTAGAAATCTTGCCGAATCAGAATGGAATAAAGTAGCAGAATGGTGGGCAAGTCGTTTTGAAGATGGAAAAGAATTACTACCAGACTATTATAAAAATAGAGACTTTGATAGTTTACATACTAAACTAACAAAAAGAAAGCTCACTAGAGACAGACAACTAGATGTGGTTTATGATCCGCAACTTAGTTTATCAAGGATTCGTACAGAACTTGAAAGTAAATTAAGTCAGACAAACGTAGGAGTTATCATAGTGGATTATCTAAATCAAGTACGACGCCACAATGCACCTAGTAGAACTGGTCAATATGACTGGACAGAACAAATAGAAGTTAGCAAAACTTTAAAAAGCATAGCACAAGAATATGAAGTACCTGTATTTTCTCCTTATCAAACCGATAATACAGGTGAAGCAAGATTTGCAAAAGGTATTCTTGATGCTGCAGATGCCGCATTTACAATAGAAACTTGGGAACAAGACGATAATTGTATAACCTTTAATTGTACAAAAATGCGATCTGCTAGAATGGAAGGATTTACAAGTGTGATGGACTGGGATACATTGAAGATTGGTCCAGAGTCTACTTTAAATCCTAAGGAGAAAGAAGATATAAAAAGTAATATGGCAACTGGGGAAGAAATACACGAGGCGATATAATGGCAATCAAAAAGAAAAAGCACGAAAAATTAGACGACACTAATATAAAAAGAGTTATCGCAGCTCTAGAAGGAGATAGTCCTATAACTAAGAAAGATGCTTGTGAGATGTTAAATATTAGTTATAATACAACAAGACTTTCTAGAATTATAGAAGATTTTAGAGATACCCAAAGGTATCGCAAAGCAAGAATGTCTAAAAATAGAGGCAAACCTGTATCTAGTGATGAGTTAAAAGAAATGATTGAAATGTATCTTGATGGACAAACTGTTACAGATATAGCTAAATATTTATTTAGGTCTCCCGCCTTTATCAAAGGAAACTTAGATAAAATAGGAGTTCCAACCCGTGTTGCAGAAGGTCAAGAATTTATAGTACCAGATGAGTGTGTAAAGTATGAATTTGACGTTGGAGAGTGGGTTTGGTTTTGCCAAAATCGACCCGACATCAGAGGAGGACACGCAGGAAAAATAACAAAAGATCTAGGAACTCATGAAAAAAGATTAGGTCATGCTTATACAATAGATTATTGGATACCAATGGAATGGCAAGAAGGGTTTTGGGTTCCTTGGTGGGCTGGTATTAAACGAGTTAGCGGCTGGACTACTGCGCAAGCAGAAGATCTAGCATCAATACAACATCTAATAGATAAATATGGTGTAGACGAAGGGAAGCTATAGTGCTTAGTTTACATGAGTTATTAAATTATATTGGATCTTATTTAAGAGAGATAGAGAAATGGCGAGCGATAGAATAGGTAAAAAATCTGCAAAATTAGTAGGAGTTCCTCCTTTTGAAGTAGTGAACACAGACACTAATTTTATGTTTGATCAACCACAAGTTATAAATAATATAAAGAATGTACCAGTCAATCAACCTTTGGTTGATAGTATATTGAAAGAAGGTATGTTAAATCCTTTTCTTTGTATGGCAGAGTGGTACCCTCTAGCTGGTAGCCAAAGATTAAGAGCTGTATTACACATAAAAGAAAATATCGATAAAAACTATAATACACAAATAGTAGTACATAGGTTTTTAGAAGATTACCATAATATTTTTTATCTCTGGGGAGACGAAGAATTTAGAAGCAAAGCAATAGCCATTTGGTTTCAACTTCAAGAATTAGTATTTAAGAGTCTGTACTATAATCATGAAGCTGACGGGAGTGGAACTAAGATGACTGAATTTGAAGACTTAGGAGAAAAATTGGAGTGGGAACATGACAGAAATGATACTAACGTATATAATAATAGCACTAATAGTGATGGCATTTAAAACATGAAAGTAGTTGATTTATTACAGGAAAGAAAAATAGAGTTTAAATCTTCTGGTAGGGATTATTTGGTAAAATGTATCAACCCAGAACATGAAGATAGAAACCCTAGTATGAGGATTGATAATATAACAGGAATTTTTAATTGTTTTTCCTGTGGTTTCAAAGGAAATATATTTAAAACTTTTGGAGCACCCTCAAACTTTCTCGATATAAAAAGACAGAAACTAGTAGACGCTATAGAGGAAAAAAGATCATCAAGTGTAGGACTTCCATTTCCAAAAGGTCATACGCCTTACATTGGAAATTGGAGAGAAATAAGACCCGATACTTATAAACATTTTGATGCTTTTTTACATCACGAAACACAATTTGTGGGGAGAGTAGTATTTCCTATTCGTGATATTACAGGGAAGGTAGTAGCTTTTAATGGAAGACACATGACACTTAGTGAAAAAATGAAGTACATGATCTATCCACCACAAGCAAAACTTCCCCTGTACCCTTCTAAGGTTAAACCAATAAAGGGCAGGGTAATTCTTGTCGAGGGGATTTTTGATATGATAAATCTCTTCGACAAGGGTTTATCTAATGTAATATGTTGTTTTGGAACAAACAACGTAGATCAAGATAAACTATCTATTCTTAAAATGCAAGACATTATGGGAATAGATATAATTTTTGATGGGGATGATCCCGGTCAAAGAGCTGCAGAGGATGTAAGAGTTCTTGCAGAAAGAACGGGTTTCGTAACTCGTAATATTAATTTAGGGCAAAATATTGATCCCGGCAGTTTAGCAGGGGAACAAATTACAAAATTGAGGGAAAGGTTATATGGCTAAGATAGCATTAATAGAAACAAAACCAAGTCGAACAGATTATACTGGTCGATTTGATGGAGCATTTGAGTATGATAGATATGCTCTATGCTCAGATGGAACAAAGAAAAAAATATTAAAAGCAGATGTCGATATCGAAATAAATATTGATGATTACGACTGGATAATTTTAATAGGATCGGAAGCATTAAAGTATTATACTAAAATGAATTCTATAACAGAATATAGTGGTAGATGTATAGATGACAAGTATCTACCCGCAATAAATCCTGCTATGTTAGCTTTTAAACCAGAGGCAAGACCTCTATGGGAAGAAAGTAAAAGTAATATTGTTAAGTATATAAGTGGTGAATTAAAGACAGAAACCCTTGACTCAGACAAATGTTATGGTATAACTGACAGTAAAACACTACGCAAGTTCTTAAAAGATGCAATAAAACATCCAAATAAGTATGTGGCTGTTGATACAGAAACAACTGGACTATACCCAAGAGACGGTTATATTCTAGGTATAAGTGTGTCATATGAAAAAGATCATGGAGCTTATATAGATACAAGTATTATAGACGAGGAAGAAGAAAAGTTATTTCAAGAATTGTTTGATAAGAAGGTAGCAGTATTTCATAATGCTAAGTTTGACTTAGCAATGTTAGAGTATCATTTTGGTTTTAAATTTCCAAGATTTGAAGATACTATGTTATTGCACTATTGCTTAGAAGAACAACCAGGCACGCATGGATTAAAACAACTTGCTATGAGATATACTCCTTATGGGGATTATGAGCAACCAATGCATGACTGGATAGATGGATATAGAAAAGCAAATAGAATACTAAAAGCAAATTTTAGTTGGGATGCTATACCTTTTGATGTAATGAAGATATACGCAGCTATGGATGCAGTAGTAACTCTATTAGTATTTTCTAAATTATACCCAGCAGTACAAAGAAATAAAAAACTAACAAGTGTATATGAAACTATATTGTTACCTGCTTGTAGGTTTCTTACAGATGTTCAAGATGTTGGAGTTCCGTTTGATAGAGAAAGACTATCAAAAAGTGCCTTATTAATGCAAGAAGATATTGATGAAGCAGTAAGACAGCTATACGAATTTGATAGTGTTAAAACTTTTGAAAGAATAAAACAAAAAGAATTTAATCCAAATAGTACAGTTCAATTAAGAGAATTATTGTTTGATTTCGTAGGGTTAAAACCTACAGGAATAAAAACAGGTACAGGAGCACACTCTACCAATGCAGAAGTATTAGGACTCTTAGCAGAAAAGCATGAGATACCTAACCATATTCTTGCTATTAGAAAGAAATCAAAAATTAAAAATACTTACTTAGATAAGATTCTTCCACAACTCGATAGAGATGATAGGTTAAGAACAGGATTTAATATTCATAGTACAACATCTGGAAGGCTATCTTCTAGTGGTAAAATGAATATGCAACAAATTCCTAGAGATAATCCTATTGTTAAAGGTTGCATAAGAGCAAAGCCAGGTAATAAAATTGTTGCTATGGATTTAACTACTGCAGAAGTATATGTTGCAGCTGTACTTTCAAAAGACGAAAATCTAATGAATATCTTTAAAGAAGGCGGAAACTTTCATAGTAGTATTGCTAAGCTAGTATATAACTTAGATTGTGAAGTAGATAAAGTAGTAGATTATTACCCTACAGAGAGACAAGCTGCAAAAGCTGTTACATTTGGAATTATGTATGGTGCAGGTGCTAAAAAGATATCTGAACAAGTTACTAAAGATAGTGGTAAATATTTTAGTAAGACAGAAGCACAAGAAGTTATTGATGATTACTTCAATCAATTCAATAAATTAAGATTATGGATTGATAGATCATCAAAATTTATAAGAGATAATGGGTTTATATACTCTCACTTTGGCAGAAAGAGAAGATTACCAAACGTAAACTCTGATAATAGAGGTATAGCTAGTCATGAGGTTAGATCAGGATTAAACTTTTTAGTACAATCTATTGCTTCAGACATTAATTTATTAGGTGCTATAGATGCGCACAATAAATTAAAAGATTTACCTTTTAAAGCAGATATATTTGCACTAGTACATGACTCAATTTTAGCAGAAGTGGAAGAAGATGCAATAGATGCTTATAGTTTAATAATAAGAGAGTGCGTACAAGAAGATAGGGGTATAAGTATCCCCGGCAGTCCAGTTGGTTGTGATTTCGACATAGGAGATGACTACTCATTTGGAAAGTTTGAAAAGAAATATGAATTATAATGATATTAATTTTCCAGTATTTGTTGTCCATACCGATAATATCGAATTAATAGATGGTATATTATGGATAGATAACCAAGTACTAGATGATAGAAATATGAAAGGAGAAACTTTAGGGATAAGAAGGTTACAAAGTCCTATGAAAAGTCTCTACCCTTTAAAATATATGATACAAGATGAAGCAGAAATGATAAAACATCAGGGCAAGTATTATATAGATAGTAAGGGATATTTTATAGAAAAACATAAAACAACTTCAGTACCGTTAAAGTATCATAAGATTCTGAGGGTGGAAAAGAAAAACATAGTAAGTATGCTATGGATTAAAGATTGCCCTTTCCCCTTCCCCCTCAAAAGACCTCTGCCTGAGAATGCTTCTTGGGCAGGGATTCTTTATCAAAACAACATCCCGTGGGTTTTATTTGACCTATCAGAAAAAAAGAAAAAAGATACTTGGAGAAAAATATGATGACATTTAATAATTTGATCTTCTTGGGAACTATGATAGGTTTCGCAGGATTAGTATTCTTATTGGTATATTGGGACTAATGGAAGTGATAATGACAGCTTTAGCAATAAAGCACTATTTAGCGGATTATATATTTAATCCTGTATGGACTGTACCTGTCCGTAAGGATATATACGGATCAAGAGGTAGTTTAGAGCATATATCTATGCACATGTTTTGGTGTTTGATAGCACTAGTATGGTTTCTACCTATTAAAGTAGTAATTCTAGCAACTTTGTTTGATGCGTTTATTCATTATCATCAAGATTATTTCAAAACTAAATTTCTTTATAAAAGAAAAGGATTAAGTGAGGCAACTAGACGAGCTATCACAGGTGCTGATCAATTAGTACATATTTTAACATATATAGTTATAGTGGCTTGGACAACATGATTAAAGTATTTAAAGAAATTATACCTAAAAATGCTTGTGAATCAATAATTGCAGAAGGTTTAACTTATAAACAAATAGATGCAGGAGTAGGTAAAAAGAATAAAAAATCTAAAGGGCGTTCTACAAGAGTAGCTTTTATAGATAATGCCTTTCTTAAGAGCTTTATTCATCAATTAGTTTTTACAAACTATGACGATGATATAGTAGAAGTTGAGGATTTACAGTTTGCTGTTTATAATATAGGGGATTATTATGGAAGACATAAAGATGCTAATAAAGATAATAAAAGGACACTGAGTGTTAGTGTTCAGCTTTCTAATCCTTCTAA